TGCTTGTTCCCAACGCAGCATCTAGCGGGCAGGTCTTTAAGATCAATCAGATTGTTGCGGCTAACGTGAACGGCACTTCGGCTGTGGACACTACTGTGGCTATCTACACTAACGGCGCACAGGCTCAAGGCTCTGCTCCTTCTAGCGGTACGGCTTACCCAATCGTGTCTACGGTGTCGGTTCCTGCTGATGCTTCGTTGATTGTGGCAGACAAAACAACCGCCATTTACTTAATGGAAGGCACATCAATTATTGTGACTTCGGGCACAGCCAGTGGCATCACATACAGCATTAGCTACGAAGTAATTTCTTGATCGGGGTAGAAGATGTCCCAACGCTACCAAGGCGGGTTCATTACCGCTTCTTATAACGGGTTGAAAGTACCTAATGCGCCTACTATCGGCACGGCTACGGGAGGAAATGCCACTGCGTCTGTAACTTTTACTGCACCTGCTGATATAGGTGGTGGGGCAATTACGGGTTATACGGTTGTATCAACACCGGGCGCAATTACAGGAACAGGGACATCTTCTCCTATTACGGTTTCAGGTTTAACCAATGACACGGCTTACACATTTAAAGTCTTCGCAACCAATGCTTATGGCCCCAGCCCTTTTAGCGCGGCAAGTAATAGCACAACCCCTCAAGCACCCCCAACAGTAATCGGGCAAGCGTATGGCGGTGGCTACTATGGCGGCAAGATAAATGTAAGCGGAACGCAATACTATTTAATTGTTGCTGATAAAACTGTTGGCGAAGCGTATCAAAAAACTTGGGGTGTCTACGGCACAGGAACAAGTGCAAATTCTGTTATTGATGGCCCAACAAATTCTGCAACATTAGCCGCCTTGGGGTCTGCTTACGAAGCCGCTACTTTCTGTGAGACTTTAAATACCGGTGGTTACACAGATTGGTATTTACCAGCAAAAGATGAAATACAAGTTTTGTATTATTTCTTGAAGCCGGGAACGGACGACAATGACACGGCTTTTGGTTCAAATGCTTATGCGGTATCGCCTCAACCAGTTAGTACAAATTACACCGCTGGATCACCAGCACAAACTTCTGCAACTACCTTTAGAACAGGAGCGTCAAGCCAAGAGTTTGCGGTATCACCCGGCACAGGTAAATACTGGGCTAGTACACAATACCCCGGATTCACATCAACGCTTGTTTGGTGTCAACGCTCAACTACTGGTGGACAGCCAGCCCAAACCAAAAACTCATTCTCTGATATGTACACCCGTGCTATTCGCCGAGTTGCAGTCTAAGGAAGAACATGATCTACCTATCTATAACTCAAATAGACGCAGTTACAGGCATTATCTGCACAGCCGAGCCAATGCGTACAGGCCCAGCGTATCCACAGATAAAAAACTGCAACATTGTTTGGTGCAATAAGTCTACTTGGCCTATTGCTACAACGACTGAAGGCGCACATACAGTAGCACCTTTGTTCTTTGGAACTTGCGATGATGACGCTGATTTAACTGTTTCTGGTGTGGTGGCTACGTATACGGTTGAAGAATACCAAACGTTAAAGACTGCCGAGCATCAAGCCCGTAAGCCTTACCCAAGCTGGGTTGGCAACGAAGAAACAATGACATGGGATTCACCAACTCCGTGCCCACAAGATGATAAAGACTACTATTGGGATGAACCCTCTGTGTCTTGGGTTGAAAGAACACGGGTAGTACAACTGTGAAAACTTTTGAACTTGGTTACTTTGGCAACATCTGGGTCAAGCAAAATGTGCTTGAACTGGCTGGCGAGGCTTTTAATGGACATGAGCATAAATTTGACCATGTGACTCTATTGGTGTCTGGTAAGGTAAGCGTTGAGTTGGAAGGCAGTGATGCCAAAGAATTTACTGCGCCCACATTTATTGTCATCAGGAAAGAGCATCGGCACAAGATAACTGCGTTGGCAGACGGAACTGTGTACTATTGCGTTTATGCTTTGCGAGATTTAGATGGTGAAGTGATGGAGGTGTTTGGCCCACAGCATGATCCCGAATCTGCAAGCGCAAGAAATGAAGGTTATTGGGAAAAAGTTAAAGCGTTGGAGTTAACATGAATCAAAATAAACCAACAATTTCATGGGTTGAGGTAAACAATGCCTAATTATTCAGGAATTTGGACGCGCACACAGCAGATGCAAGCTATTGCGGCTGGCACTTGGACTGCCCCACAAGAATTGGAATATCTTGTAGTTGCTGGTGGTGGTGGAGGTGGAGGTTATGATGCCAATACAACTGGTGCAGGGGGAGGGGGTGCTGGTGGATATAGAACAGCAACTGGACTTGCATTTTTAACTGCAACAAATTACACGGTAACAGTAGGCGCTGGCGGGGCGGGTGGTTCTGCATCTTCGCCAAGTAATGGGTCTACTGGCAGTAATAGTGTATTTTCAACAATCACTTCAGCAGGGGGTGGTTATGGAACTAAATACAATAATGGGAATATTACAGCGGGTTCAGGTGGTTCAGGTGGCGGCACTGGAACAGTAGAGGGGGGTCAAACAGGTACTGGCGGTGCTGGTAATACTCCAAGCACAAGCCCCTCTCAAGGCAATAATGGCGGTAATGGTTCATCTGGTTCGCCGTATGCAGGTGCAGGCGGTGGCGGCGCTAGTGCGGTTGGTGGTAATGCAGGTGCATCCAATGCGGGTGATGGTGGTGCGGGTACAGCATCTAGTATTTCAGGATCATCAGTAACTTATGCTGGTGGTGGTGGCGGGGGCCGCGCTCAAGCAACTAGCGGCGGAGCAGGCGGTAGTGGCGGAGGTGGTGCGGGGGGTGTTGGCGCACAAAATGGTTTTGCTGGTACAGCAAACAGAGGCGGCGGAGGCGGGGGTGCATCAAATTCTGGCGCATCTCAACAAAGCGGTGGAACTGGCGGTTCTGGGATTGTTATTCTTAGATACCCTAACATATACACAATCACAATTGGCGCTGGACTAACAGGCACAACTGCCACCGATGGGTCTAGCAAAGTCACAACAATTACTGCTGGTACGGGCAACGTTTCTTGGGTTTAAGGAATAAACATGGCACATTACGCATTTTTAGATATAAACAACATCGTTACTGAAGTCATCGTTGGCAAAGACGAGGGCGAAGGCGGTATTGATTGGGAGCAACACTACGGCGAGTTCCGTGGTCAGACTTGCAAGCGTACAAGCTACAACACTACGGGTGGAGTTCACAACAATGGCGGCGCACCTTACCGCAAGAACTATGCTGGTATTGGCTACACATACGATGCAGGTCGCGATGCTTTTATTTCCCCTCAACCATTTGTATCTTGGGTTTTAAACAACGGCACTTGTATTTGGGAAGCGCCTACACCTATGCCAACTGAAGCGGGTAAATTTTATCGTTGGGATGAGCCAACAACATCTTGGGTTGAGGTGACTAATGTCTAAACAGTACCCCGGCGGTTTAATCACCAAAAATCCAGTTGTACCTAGCGGCTCATACTCAAACAGTACTGCGCCCGGCATCTGGACGCTTGACCAGCAGGCTTACTGGCAGAAACTAGGCCAATGGCCCAACGTCAACAACCAGCCTATTGATCCCCAATTTAACTACGTCACTATGCTATTGCATGGCGATGGGACTAATGGCGCACAGAACAATACGTTCTTAGACAGCAGTACAAACAATTTCACCATTACCCGCAACGGCAATACAACGCAGGGTTCTTTCTCGCCTTATGGGTCTAATTGGTCTAACTTTTTTAATGGGTCAACTAGTTTTCTGACTGCGCCTGCTAGTAGTAATTTTGTGTTTACAGGCGACTACACCATTGAAGCGTGGTTATACATTACTGGATTTCCAGACAATGGAGGTATTTTTTCAACATATACTGGTGGTGGGGGTAGCCTTACAACTTCTTTTCAGTTTAACTATGAAACTACAGGTACATTGTATTGCGCTGACAAAGCTACACCAGCTGGTGTTATTACGTTAAATAATTGGATTCATGTTGCGGCTTCAAGAAGCGGAACTACACAAAAAATATTTGTAAATGGTGTAGTTCAATCAACAGCAACTGTATCAGGCACAGCTAGTCAGGCTTCAACTGTATATATTGGAAAGCGTATAGATAATACTAATTACATCCAAGGGTATATTTCAAATCTTCGTGTAGTAAACGGAACTGCTGTTTACACAAGCAACTTTACGCCATCTACCGCACCTCTAACAGCAATCACCAATACAGTATTGCTAACTTGTCAGTCAAACAGATTTAGAGATGCCAGCACAAACAACTTTGCTATCACAGCTACAGGTTCACCAAGCGTCCAACGCTTCAACCCATTTGGTGCTTCTACCGCCTACTCCACAAGCGTGATTGGTGGGTCAGGGTACTTTGATGGTACGGGTGATGGTTTGACTGCGCCGGGCAGTGGCGCTTTTTCTTTTGGTACAGGCGATTTCACCATTGAAACATGGATTTACCCAAACGCCGCCCCTGCATCAAACGCAGGCATTGTTGACAACAGACCTAGTAGCGGCGCATCCGCAAATGCTTTTTTAATTTATATATCAAATGGCGGCTTTATATATTATTTTTCTAACTCTACTAATATTTTAACTGGATCATATAAAATAAACACGTGGACTCATGTTGCTGTTACAAGAAGTAGCGGGTCGTTGCGTTTATTTATAAATGGAACAATATCAGGTAGTCCAGTTAGTGACTCAATAAATTTAACTGACACTTCATTTATAGCAGGCAATACTTATGATAGCTTTGGTTTTAATGGCTACATGAGCGATGTTCGTTTGGTTAAAGGTACTGCTGTTTATACAAGCAATTTCACACCACCAACCGCGCCCTTAACAGCAATCACAAATACTAGTATTTTGCTGAACACGACCAATGGCGCAATCTTTGACAACGCCATGATGAACGACTTAGAAACTGCGGGTAACGCACAGATTTCTACAAGTGTGGTGAAGTATGGAACAGGGTCAATGTACTTTGATGGCACTAGCGATTGGCTTTCAATATTAAATACCCCAACATCTACGCCAAGCGGAACAGAAAGTTGGACAATTGAAGGTTGGATTTATCCAACAACTGCTTCTGGTAGCCTGCAAACACTTTATACAAATGGCTATCCTGTACAAATATTTTTATCAAATGGTTCAGTAGTAATTTATATTTCTAGCGCCGCTGGTAGTGGCTCATACGTTATTAACGGATTAGCAGGCCCAGCATCTTCTGTTTCTGCAAATGTATGGACTCATTTTGCAGTTGTAAAAAATGCAAATACATATACAGTTTATGTAAATGGTGTAGGTGGAACTTCAGGCACAAGTTCTACAGCAATTGCATTTCCATCAGCTACCAATGCAACTATTGGTGACGCACCTGTATTTGGTTCGTATCCTTATACTGGCTATATTGATGATTTCCGCATTACCAAAGGCTATGCCCGATACACAGCAAACTTTACACCGCCAACTGCGGCGTTCTTTAATTACGGCCCAAACTAAGGAGCATTCATGTTTATTGCAAAAGTAGAAAACGGAAACATCGGTGAGATCATCGACTTCCGCAAGTATTTTGGGAAGACTGATTCGGTTACAGACGAGCAGTTAACGGCTCAAGGGTTTGTCAGAGTCAATCTGTACCGCGACCATGACCGCCTGACACAGAAGTTAATTCCTTGCGATCCAGTGCTAGAAAGTAATTGGGTATACAAGGTTGCCGTAGCTGACCTAACCGCAGAAGAAATTCAGTCTGCCAAAGACAGCGCAATGGCTCAGATTCGTGGTCAGCGTAACAGATTACTTGCCGCTTGTGACTGGACGCAGATTGCCGACAGCACCGCAGATAAGACTGCATGGGCTACATATAGAACAGCATTACGCAACTTGCCAGCCACAATTACTGGTGATCCCCGTACATTCTCTGACTGGCCTCACGACCCTAACTGGGTTGACAGGACTATCTAATCATGTGGGACTGGGCTGAAGCATTCATTGCGGCGGCCTGTATAGTGGCCTTCGTCATCTTTGGCACGTACATAATTGCATGGAGCATAGTGTGATAAATGCGTTGGCTCATACTGTTACTGCTGTTGGGGCTAGTTGGAGCCGTAGCCAAGAATGGCTGCCATGTGCGCGAGTTCTGGTCAATTGCTTGGACAATCCACAACCCCTCCGAGCGCCATCAGCAGATGTCAATGTGGCTAACAAACAATGCACAGCACTGTCGATCTCAAGATTATGTGGTTATGTGGAACAACTTGTCAGAGTGGGCTGGCGCGGCGGATTCGGCAGAACTCAGAACTAAAGTAATTCATGGATACAAAGATGCACTTGAGCGAGAGAAGAAATGAAGATCAGCTACGACAAGTGGTATCCGGTGGTACAACCAAACCCGCCAACGCAGTCGGAAGTGTTTGCCAAACGGGTGGAAAGGCTTGACGCTGAACGTGCTTTAAACACACAAATAGCGCAACAGGTGAAGAAGTTTCACCAGTACGAGTATGAGATTTATGAATACAGGATGCGGCAGATAACGCTAAACATTGACATCACAAACCTTAAACGCGAGATTGACAAACTTGTATGACCAGAAAACCACCGCCCAGACCAGTCAGGAAACCTGCGCCGGACACCAAGGACAAGCTGACGCTGTGGGTTACTCTCATGGTAAGCACGACCCTGTGCATCTCTGTATTGGCTATGGTAATCAGCTTCATGTTAGGTTTGTGGGCAAAGGAAGTGGACAACGCAGAAATTTTCAAGATGATTTCACCCGCTTTTTCTACTCTTATCGGCGGCATGATTGGGTTCCTGTCTGGTATCAAACTCATGC